GCCGCGCGCGAGATCGCGCTGGCCTTGGGCGTGCCGCCGATGCTGCTCGCCATCCCCGGCGACAACACCTACTCCAACTACCAGGAGGCGAGCCGCGGGTTCTGGCGCCAGACGGTGCCGCCGCTGGTCAGGCAGGCGGTGCTTCCGGCCGCCGGGCCCGATCACAACTGAATGAAACCTGACCGTGCCGCCACGACGGGTGGCGCGGCACGCTCCGCCAACAGCAAGAAGACCCACGCATGACCGACACGGCTTTGTCGCCGCCGGAAACGGCGCGAGAGGTGAAATTCTGCGCGCTCGACCTCAAGTCGGTCGGCCTCGACGGCTGGTTCGAGGGCTACGCCAGCCTGTTCGACCGCCAGGATCTCGGCGGCGACACCGTCGCGCCCGGCGCCTTCCGCGACAGCCTCGCTCGGCGCGGGCCTGCGGGCGTGCGGATGCTCTTCCAGCACGACCCCGCGCAACCGATCGGCACCTGGGACAGGCTGCGCGAGGACGCGCGCGGCCTGCATGCGCGCGGCAAGCTTGCGACCGAGGTCGCCAAGGCGCGCGAGGTGCTCGCCCTCATGCGCACGGGCGCCATCGACGGGCTGTCGATCGGCTTTCGTGCCGTCAAGGGCATCAAGAACCCGCGCACCGGCACGCGCCGGCTCGAGCGGATCGACCTCTGGGAAATCTCCATCGTCACGTTCCCGATGCTGCCCGAGGCGCGCATCACGAGCGTGAAGTCGCGCCCATTCCCCGGGCGCGCGCCGACGGAACGGGAATTCGAGCGCTGGCTCACGCAGGACGCTGGGTTTTCGCGCTCGGAGGCACGCGCGCTGATGCGCGCGGGCCTCAAGGGGCTCGCCTCCCGGCGGGATGCGGGCGGGGCCTCGAGTTGGGAGTGTCGGATCGTCGCGCAGATGCGCCAGGCGGCCGAGCTCCTCAAGACCATGCGCTAGCGAATGCAGAAAGGACGATCCATGATGAAAGATACTGGCCTCGAGACCAAGGCGACCGGCGACGGCGCCGAGGTCTTCGACGACATGATGAGCGCGTTCACCGCCTTCAAGGCGACGAACAATGCGCGGCTCACCGAGATCGAGCGGCGCATGAGCGCCGATCCGGTCACGCTCGACAGGCTCGACCGTCTCGGCCGGCGGCTCGACGAGCTGGCGCTCAAGCAGGTGCGGCCGCAGCTCTCCGGCACGGCGCCGCGCTCGGGCGCCGGCCTGCAGCACAAGACGGCGTTCGAGGGCTACGTCCGCAAGGGCGAGGTGGCGTCGCTGCGCGATCTCGAGAGCAAGGCGCTGTCGGTCGCCTCCGATCCGGACGGCGGCTACCTGGTGCCGGACGAGACCGAGCGCGCGGTGAACACGGCGCTGAAGGCGATCTCGCCAATCCGCGCCATCGCCGGCATCCGCCAGGTGTCGGGCTCGGTCTACAAGAAGCCGTTCTCGATCTCGGGCGCCGGAACCGGCTGGGTCGGTGAGACCGCGGCGCGGCCGGAGACGACCTCGCCGACGCTCGCCGAGTTGGCGTTCCCGACGATGGAGCTCTACGCGATGCCGGCGGCGACGGCCTCGCTGCTCGACGACAGTGCGGTTGACATCGATGCCTGGATCGCGGACGAGGTGCGCGACGCCTTCGCCCAGCAGGAGGGCACCGCCTTCGTCACCGGCAACGGCGTCAGCAAGCCGAAGGGCTTCCTCGACTACCCGAAGGTCGCCAACAGCGCATGGGCGTGGGGCTCGATCGGCACGCTCTCGACCGGCGTGTCGGGCGGCTTTTCCGCGTTGAACCCGGCCGACAAGCTCGTCGACCTCGTCTACGCGGTGAAGGCCGGCTATCGCGCCAACGGCACGTTCGTGATGAACCGCTCGACGCAGGCCGCGGTGCGCAAACTCAAGGATGGCGACGGCACCTACCTCTGGCAGCCCTCGGGCAGGCCCGGCGAGGCGGCGACGCTGATGGGCTTCCCCGTAGCCGAGTGCGAGGACATGCCCGACATCGCCGCCGACAGCCACGCGATCGCCTTCGGCGATTTCCGCCGCGGCTATCTGATCGTCGACCGCGTCGGCATCCGCGTGCTGCGCGATCCCTACTCCGCCAAGCCCTACGTGCTGTTCTACACGACCAAGCGCGTCGGCGGCGGCGTCCAGGATTTCGACGCGATCAAGCTGCTGAAGTTCGGCACCTGATCCCTCGAACTTTCGGGGTCAGACCCATGGGTCTGACCCCGAACTACCGCCCCTCGCGCGCGCAACCATCTCGGAGCTTCGATGTCCCTCATCCTGCTGAGCGGCCCTGCGGTCGAGCCGATCACGCTCGCCGAGGCCAAGGCGCACATGCGCGTCGATGGAACTGCCGAGGACGCGCTGATCGCGAGCCTCATCATCACCTCGCGGCTGCACATCGAGGCGGCGCTCGGCCTCGCGCTGATCACGCAGTCGTGGGCGCTCAGGCTCGACGCCTGGCCGAAGGGCGGCATCGTCATAATGCCGATCCGGCCCGTGCAGAGCGTCCAGAGCGTACGCGTGACGAATGCCGACGACACCCTCACCACGATCGAGCCGACGCGCTACCTGCTCGACGGCGCGAGCCTGCCGCCGCGCCTGCTGCCGACCGCGAGCCCGCTCCCCGATCCGGGCGTGCGCGCGCAAGGCATCGAGATCGCGTTCACGGCCGGATACGGCGCGAGCGCGGCGAGTGTGTCGCATCCGATCCGCCAGGCGATCCTGCTGCTCGTCGCCCACTGGTTCGAGTGCCGCACGCCGGTGTTCGTCGGTCACTCCGCGACGCGGCTGCCCGACATCGTCTCGGCGCTGCTCGCCCCCTACAGGATGCCGCGCCTATGAAAACGTGTGACGACGAGATCGCGGAGCTGCGCCACCGCGTGACCCTCGAGGCGCCGGTGCGCACGCCGGACGAGGGCGGCACGGCCGTCATCATCTGGTCGACGGTCGCGGACGTGTGGGCGGCGATCCGCTCGGTCGGCGGGCGCGAGCGGGTCGAGGCGGACCGGCTCGCGGGCCGCATCACGCACGAGATCCGCATCCGCTGGCGCGACGGCGTCGACGCCACGCAGCGCTTCCGGTTCGGCGCGCGGTTGTTCCTGATCCACGCCGCGCGCGATCCCGACGCGCGCCGCCGCGTGCTTCTCTGCGCCTGCGAGGAGGTCGGCCCATGAACATCTCGGTGCGGGTGACCGGGATCTCCGGGCAGCTCGGCGCGGCGGCGGTCAGGGCGCTGGCTGAGCGGCTGCGGCTCGCTGCTCCGCGCCGACCGGTCGGTGCGGCCGACACGCCGGACGAGGCCGCTCGGTCCCGGCCGGTGTCCGATGCCCCCCGATAGCCGCAACCGAGTTCGCCGATGTCGTCACAATCGAGCTGGCGCGAGCGTTGCGGCGCCCTGGAGTGGCACTGCGACCTCGCCTTCCTGCGCCTGCAAGTGGTCGCCTGGCGCTGCAGGCTCGTTCTGAAGGCTGGCTTCAAGCCGGACCAACCGCGCGGCGATCGAGGACGATGGACGGCTGACAGATCCGATGCGGCGGACACGGCCGCATCCGATTATGGCATCATCCAGGTCGCCGACAGCGGCTCGGGATTCGAAGTCGACATTCTCGAAGAGGGTGAGGTTGGCGCTCACATCTACGCTCGGCACGTCAACAAGAGCGACGACTTCCTACTTGGTCGTGTCCGCAGTGAAGGGTTCGCGAATCCATTCTTCAGCGTTGTACCCAAGAGAGCTGGCACTTTCCCGTCGGTGGCAGCGGCAAACAAGCTGATCAATTCGACACTGTCTGAGAATAGTGGAATCGTGGCCGGGATCATTGCTGGCAAACGGGCCGGCGGATTCATCGTCAAGACTTTCGGGAGCCCGACTGGACGCGAGGCATTCCGTCCATCGGCGCGCGCTCAACCATATATCCGTGATACTGATAGTGTCGCCGTGTTGATTGCCCATGATAAAACTGTTAAGCGCGGCTTTCGGATCATTACGGCCTACCCCATGTTCGATGATTGAGGCGCGCCCAATGGATGTTCCGAAGGAATTTCGAGACCTCTCGCGCAAAGTCAGTATCGACGTCCTCCCCCTTGTCGCGGACACCCCGGAAGGCATGATCGACTTCGTGGTGGAGGGAACGACGAATGCCGAGGCGAAAACGATCATTGCATTCCTCGACGATGTCCTTAGCGGGCGTCACAGTGACGAAGCCGTAGAGCACATGTGGGCAAAGGCACCTGCTGGCGTCTACTTCGGAAACGTCACCGAGCTGAAAGTGTTCCTGACCATGGTTCGAGATCGACTGGCAAAGATGTGAGGTGGCCGCCGGCAATCTTTCGCGCTGGCTGGCGCCGGCATGAAGATCGACAGGCGCTGCGCTCGACATCAATGAGACCTCCTCCATCATCCACCGGTTCCCAGATAAAGTGTTGAGCGGCCGACGGAGCCATGATCATTTGAATGCGTCATGGTGGGCGACGCCTGCCACACCGGCATTCTACGATGGTCGCGATGTCGAGAGATTCCTCGCACTCATGCGGACGGTTTTCAGTCAACCTCCGTACGCCTCGCCCGAAGGCACCTTGAAGTCCAACTGACGGGCCCCGCGGTCACACCCTGGAAGCCGTCCCACGAGGCCCCCCCATGCCCTCTGCCGCCTTCGCTTTGCAGAAATCGATCCATGGCGCGCTCACGGCTGCGCCGGCGCTGACCGGGCTGCTCGGCGGCCCGCACGTCTACGACGACGTGCCGCGCACCATCGCCTTTCCCTACGTGACGTTCGGGCTCTCCAGCGCGCGCGACTGGGACACCGGCACGGATGCGGGCGACGAGCACACGATCACGCTGCACGCCTGGTCGAAGGAGGCCGGGCGCAAGCAGACGCACGCGCTCATCCACGCGATCCGAGGCGTGCTGCACGACGCCGCGCTGGCGCTCGACGGACACCGACTCGTCAACCTGCGCCACGAGTTCTCGGAAGCTCGTCGCGACCCCGACGGGGAGACCTATCACGGCATCGTGCGGCTGCGCGCGGTGACCGAGCCGACCGGCTGAACGATCGCTGCGCGAACGCAGATCGGGTCAGCGCCCGCCTTGGCGCATGACCCGACACGCCACGCGATGTCGAGGCTGTCGGGTTACGGCCGCAAGCGCGGCCTGACGCAACCTGCGAGAACCCCGGTGCGTCGTCCGCACGTGCGGCGACAAGCCTTATCGAACACGCCCGGCCGCGTTCGCGCGCGACGCCGCTTCCTTCCCGCGCAGAGCCGCAGGCGCGGCCGGGTCGTGAGACGCACTCTTCCAACCAGCCCTCAACCGAGCGAGACCTCCGCATGGCTGCACAGAAAGGCAAGGACCTGCTGCTCAAGATCGACAGCGATCCTTCCGGCACATTCACCACCGTTGCGGGCTTGCGCTCGCGCACACTCGCATTCAACGCCGCGACAGTCGATATTACGCACCAGGAATCGGCCGGGCAGTGGCGCGAGCTCTTGGCCGGCGCCGGCGTGCGCAACGCGCGCATCACCGGCGCCGGCGTCTTCAAGGATGCGGCATCCGATGAGCAGGTGCGGGAGGTGTTCTTCGCCGGCACCATCCGCGCCTGGCAGATCGTCATCCCCGACTTCGGCACCGTGCAGGGGCCATTCCAGATATCGTCGCTCGAGTTCAGCGGCCGTCACGACGGCGAGGTCGCTTTCGAACTCGGCCTCGAAAGTGCCGGCGCGCTGACGTTCATGACGGTGTAGCCATGGCCAACCGACATCGCGGCGAGATCGAGGCAGTGCTCGACGGGCTGCCGCGCCGGCTTTGCCTGACGCTCGGCGCGCTCGCCGAGCTCGAGGCGGCGTTCGGCGACGCCGACATGCTGGCGCTCGCCGAGCGGTTCGAGTCAGGTCGCCTCAAGGCGAGCGATGCGGTACGCATCATCGGCGCAGGCCTGCGCGGTGGCGGCGCCGACATCCCCGACGCGGCGGTCGCCACGATGCGGACCGACGGTGGCGCGGCGGGCTTCGTCGCGATCGTCGCGAGCCTGCTGACCGCAACGTTCGGAGCGCCGGCGGAGCCACCGAAACCGGCGGGGCCCGCACCGCTCGCGCCGCGGGAGGGGCGCGCCGCCGCCGCCCCTTTCCCTGGGACGACGTGATGGCGGCAGGCTTCGGCCTGCTCCGCCTGTCGCCGCAGACGCTCTGGTCGATGACGCCATGCGAGCTCGCGGCGGCGATCACGGCGTTGATCGGGCCGCCGACATTGCCGATCTCGCGTTCCGACCTCGCGCACCTGATGCAACGCTTTCCCGACCGGTGAGGAGCCGCCATGGACCCGATCAACGGCGACCAGACGATTGGCGTCTGGGACGTGGAAGTGCGTGCCGACACGAGCGAGCTCAGGAAGGAGCTCGGCCGGGCCGCCCAATACGGCGAGGGCTTCGCGCGATCGCTGACCGGCGCATTCGAGGGTGTTGCGCTGAAGGGCAAGAGCCTCAGCGAGGCACTGCGTGGCGTCGCGCTCAGCCTGTCGAAGATGGTGCTGTCGTCGGCGTTCAAGCCGTTCGAGTCCGGCCTCTCGAAATTCTTCTCGAATGCTTTCGCCGGTACCCTCGGCTTCGCGAATGGCGGTGCCGTGCAATCGGGGCTGCCGGTTCCCTTCGCGAGCGGCGGCGTGATCGCCAGCCCGGTCGCATTCCCGCTCGCGGGCGGGCGCACGGGCGTCATGGGCGAACGTGGCGCGGAGGCGATCATGCCGCTCGCGCGCGGGCCCGACGGCCGGCTCGGCGTCCGAGCCGACGGAACTGGCGGCGCCATCAACGTCACCTTCAATGTCTCGACGCCAGATGCCGACAGTTTCCGCCGCTCCGAGACGCAGCTCGCCGCGCTCCTCGCGCGCGCGGTCGGGCAGGGACAGAGGAACCTGTAGTCCTCTCCTGTAGGTGTTCTGGTCTCAGGAGCGATCGGAACACTGGCGTTACGGCGCCCGCGCCGGCCGCCCTTGGCGGCTCGCCGAGCGGGTGGCGAAACGGGTCAATCCTCCTCTCCGCTCGGCGGTACAATCATGTCCTTCCACGAGATCCGCTTTCCGATCGAGATCGCGCGCGGCGCCCACGGCGGACCCGAGCGGCGCACCGATGTCGTCGTGCTCGGCTCGGGCGCGGAGGAGCGCAACGCGCGCTGGGCCGACTCGCGCCGGAGCTACAACGCCGGCTACGGCGTCAAGTCGCTCGACGACGTGCACGCGGTGATTGCGTTCTTCGAGGAGCGGCGGGGAAAGCTCTACGGCTTCCGCTTCCGCGATCCGGCCGACTGGAAATCGTGCCCGCCCGGGCAGACGCCTGCAGCGCTCGACCAGGTGATCGGCACGGGCGATGGCACCACGGCGATCTTCCAATTGCGCAAGACCTACGGCGGGGCGCACGCGCCCTGGGCGCGGGAGATCAGGAAACCGGTCGCCGGAACCGTGAATGTCGCGGTCGGTGGCGCGACGCAGACCGCCGGCTCGGCGTTCCTGATCGATACCTCGAGCGGCCGCGTGACGTTCCTCGCCGGCCACATTCCAGCGACCGGCGCCGTCGTCACCGCCGGCTTCGAGTTCGACGTGCCGGTGCGCTTCGACACCGACCGGCTCGAGATCGACGTGAGGGGCGTGCGGGCGGGCGCCATTCCCTCCATCCCGATCATCGAGGTGCGCGCATGAAGACGCTGCCCGCGGGCCTCGCCGCGCATCTCGCCGGCGGGGCGACGACGCTGTGCTGGTGCTGGCGGCTCTCGCGTGCCGACGGGGTGCGTCTCGGCTTCACCGATCACGATCGCGACCTCGCCTTCGACGGCACGACGTTCGAGGCCGCCGCAGGTTTCACCGCGAGCGAGATCAAGGACCAGGTCGGGCTCTCGGTCGACAACCTCGAGGTCGAGAGCGCGCTCACCTCGGGCCGGCTCGAGGAGCAGGACCTCGCGGCCGGGCTCTACGACGATGCGCGGGTCGAGATCTTCCGCGTCAACTGGCAGGCGGTCGACCAGCGCGTGCTGATGCGCGCGGGCTCGCTCGGCGAGGTCCGGCGCGCGGGCAAGGCGTTCGCCGCCGAGGTGCGCGGCCTCGCCCACTATCTCCAGCAGCCGAAGGGGCGCCTCTTTCAGTATTCCTGCGACGCGGATCTCGGCGACGCGCGCTGCACCGTGAACCTCGCGAGCGCGGCCTATCGCGGCACCGCGACCGTCGGCGCGCTTGCTTCGCCACGCCGGCTCACGGTGACCGGGCTCGCCTCGTTCGCCAGCGACTGGTTCACGCGCGGGCTCGCGACGTTCACGTCCGGCGCCAATGCGGGCCGGCGGATCGAGATCAAGCGGCATGCGGTGAGCGGGAGTGCCGTGGAAATCGAGCTGTGGCAGGAGCCGGCCGCACCGGTCGCGATCGGCGACGGGCTGATCGTCACTGCCGGCTGCGACAAGCAGCTCGGAACCTGCCAGGCGAAGTTCGCCAACGTCGCCAACTTCCGCGGCTTCCCGCACATGCCGGGCAACGACTTCGTCGCCTCGTTCGCGCGCCGCGGCGATGACGGCAGCGGAGGCCTCGCATGATCGCGCGCGCCGACGTCGTCGCTGCCGCACGCGGCTGGATCGGTACGCCCTATCATCATCAGGCGAGCATGCGCGGCGCCGGCGCCGACTGTCTCGGCCTCGTGCGCGGAGTGTGGCGCGAGCTCTACGGCTCCGATCCCGAAGTGCCGCCTGGCTACTCGCGCGACTGGGCCGAGGCGGCCGGCGAGGAGACGCTGCTCGCGGCGGCAACGCGCCATCTCATACCTCTGGACCGCTCAGCCCAGCCGCGACCCGGCGACGTGCTCGTCTTCCGCCTGCGCGCCGGATTTGTCGCCAAGCACGCCGCGATCGCCACGACACCCGCGACCATGGTCCACGCCATGGAGGGCGGCTCCGCGGTCGAGGTCGCGCTCGGTCACTGGTGGCGACGGCGTATCGCAGGCCGGTTCTCATTTCCCGGGATGGTCGACTGATGGCAACGCTCGCCCTTTCGCTCGCCGGCTCCGCGATCGGCGCCGCCGCGCTCCCTGCCGGCCTGTCGTTCCTCGGGGCGACGGTGACGGGCGCCGCAATCGGCTCGCAGGCCGGCGCGCTCGCCGGCTCATTCATCGACAATGCGCTGTTCGGATCGTCCGGCCAGGCGCGCACGGTGCAGGGTCCGCGGCTCTCCGACCTGCGCGTCACCGCCTCGACCGAGGGCGCCGCGATCCCGCGCATCTACGGCCGCGCCCGCGTCGGCGGGCAGGTGATCTGGGCCACCGACTTCGAGGAGGAGGTCGTCACGTCGCAATCGGGCGGCGGGGGCAAGGGCCGCGGCTCGGGCAGCTCGCCCAAGACGACGACGGTCGAGTATCGCTACTACGCCAATATCGCCGTGGCGCTGGCCGAGGGCGAGATCACGAGTCTCGGCCGCGTGTGGGCCGATGGGCGCGAGCTCGACCTCTCGACCGTCACCTATCGCCTCCATAGCGGCAGTGAAACGCAAGGATCCGACGGGCTCATCGTCGCGCGCGAAGGAGCCGATGCCGCGCCGGCCTATCGCGGCATCGCCTACATCGTGTTCGAGCGCCTGGCGCTGGCTCCGTTCGGCAACCGCCTGCCGCAGATGTCGTTCGAGGTGTTCCGGGCCGCCGACGACCTGCATCAGACGATCCGCGGCGTGGTGGTGATCCCGGGCTCGGGCGAGTTCGTCTACGCGACGGCGCCCGTCACCCGCAACGGCTTCGGCGGCGAGCGCGTTCCGGAGAACGTGCACACCCGCCAGGGCGTCGCCGACTGGGCGCTGTCGATCGACCAGCTCGAGGCGACGCTGCCGAACGCCCGCTCGGCCTCGCTGGTGGTGTCGTGGTTCGGCACGGACCTGCGTTCAGGCAACTGCCAGATCAGGCCGGGCGTCGAGCTCGTCGCGAAAGACAACGCGCCGATCGCCTGGAGCGTCGCCGGTCTCACACGCTCCGGCGCGCATGTGGTGAGCCAGAGCGGCGGGCGGCCGGCCTACGGCGGCACGCCCTCCGACCAGACGGTGGTAGCGGCGATCCGCGACCTCACGGCACGCGGCATCGCCGTGACGCTGACGCCGTTCATCCTGATGGACATCCCGGCCGGAAACACGCTGTCCGATCCTTACACCGGGTCGGCGCCGCAGCCGAGCTACCCCTGGCGCGGGCGGATCACGGTCGATCCCGCGCCCGGCCGGCCCGGCACGCCCGACAAGACCGCGGCCGCAGCGACTGAGCTCGCGAGCCTGATCGGTACGGCGGCGCCCGCGCACTTCTCGATCAGCGGCGACAGCGTGGTCTACAGCGGACCGGTCGAGTGGTCGCTGCGCCGGCAGGTGCTGCACTATGCCTATCTGGCGAAGGCGGCGGGCGGCGTCGGCGCGTTCCTGATCGGCTCGGAGCTGCGCGGGTTGACCCAGGTGCGGTCCAGCGCCTCGAGCTATCCGTTCGTCGCAGCCCTCGCCGCGCTGGCCGCCGACGTGAAGAGCGTGCTCGGCGCGTCGACCAAGGTCTCCTACGCGGCCGACTGGTCGGAGTACTTCGGGCACCAGCCAGCCGACGGCAGCGGCGATGTCTACTTCCATCTCGATGCGCTCTGGGCCTCGGCGGGCATCGACGCCATCGGCATCGACCTCTACTTGCTGCTCGCCGACTGGCGCGACGGCCGCGACCACGCCGATGCACTCGCCGGCGTGCGCTCGCCCTACGACCTCACCTACCTCAAGGGCAACATCGCCGGTGGCGAAGGCTTCGACTGGTACTACGCGAGCGCGGCCGATCGCGCCGCCCAGCTCCGCACGCCGATCACCGACGGCGCCGGCAAGCCGTGGATATTCCGCTACAAGGACCTCAAGTCCTGGTGGCTGAACCAGCATTTCGACCGGCCGGGCGGAACCGAAGGCGGGACGCCGACCGCTTGGGTGCCGCAATCGAAGCCGGTGTGGCTCATGGAGCTCGGCTGTCCGGCGGTCGACAAGGGCGCCAACCAGCCGAACGTCTTCGTCGACCCGAAGAGCGCGGAGACGGCGCTTCCGCATTACTCAACCGGTCGTCGCGACGACCTCGCGCAGCGCCGATACGTGCAGGCCATGGTCGAGGCCTACGATCCCGATCATGCGGGCGCGGTCGCCGGCCTCAATCCGGTCTCGATCGTCTACGGCGGGCGGATGGTGCCGCCGGACCGCATGCACGTCTATGCCTGGGACGCGCGGCCGTTTCCCGCATTCCCGAGCGATATCGAAAGCTGGGGCGATGGCGCAAACTGGCGGCTCGGCCACTGGCTCAACGGGCGCATCGCGGGGGTGCCTCTTGCCGACGCCGTAGAGCGCATCCTCGCCGATCATGCGTTCGAGGAGCACGATGCGGGCGGGCTCGACGGCGTCATGGCCGGCTATGTCATCGATCGCATCATGTCGGCACGCGAGGCGCTGCAGCCGCTCGAGCTCGCGTTCTTCTTCGATGCGATCGAGAGCGGCGGCGTCATTGCCTTCCGCCCGCGCGGCGCCGTTGCACCCGTTGCGACACTGACGGCCGACGAGCTGGTCGAGACGCGCGCCAATGCCGACCTGCTGACGCTCCGGCGCAAGCAGGAGACCGAGCTGCCGGCCGCCGCCAAGCTCGGCTATCTCGCGGCGAGCGGCGACTACCGCCAGGCGATCGCCGAGGCGCGGCGGTTGACCGGCGCGAGCGGGCGCATCGCGCAGGCCGATCTCGCTATCGCGCTCGAGGCTGACCAGGCGGTCGAGACGGCGGAGACCTGGCTGTTCGAGGCCTGGGCCGCGCGCGAGCGGGCCTCCTTCACCCTGCCGCCGAGCCGGATCGCGATCGAGCCCGGCGATGCGCTGACCATCGCGGCGCCGGAGCGCAGTCATACGGTGCGCGTCACCGAGGTCGCCGAGCACGGCGCCCGCGAGATCGAGGCGCTGAGCCTCGATGCGAGCGTCTACCAGCGTGCGCCCGCGCCCGAGCGCGAGAGCCGTGCGGTGGCATTGCCGGCGGCCGGTCCGCCGCTCGTCGAGCTGCTCGACCTGCCGCTGCTCGCCGGCGACGAACCGCCGGAGGCAGGCTATGCGGTCGCGAGCCAGTTCCCCTGGCCGGGGCCGGTCGCGCTCTACCGCTCGCCGGAGAGCACCGGCTTCTCGCTCGCGGCATTGATCGATGCGCCGAGCACGATCGGCGCGACGCTCGATCCCCTGCCGGCGGGTCCCACGAGCCGCATCGACCGGGCGACCCGCGTGCGCGTGCAGATCGACCGCGGCGAGCTCACCTCGGTGACGCGCCTGAAGCTGCTCTCGGGTGCCAACGCCGCGGCGATCCGCAATGCCGAAGGCGAGTGGGAGGTGCTTCAGTTCGAGACGGCGACGCTTGTCGCGCCGCGGGTCTACGAGCTGTCGAGCCTGCTGCGCGGCCAGGCCGGCACCGAGCGCGCCATGCGCTCGCCGGTGGCGGTGGGCGCGCGCTTCGTGCTGCTCGGCGCCGGGCTGCAGCGCGTCGCACTCACCGAGAACGAGCTCGGTCTGCCCTATACGTGGCGGTACGGCGCGGCGAGCCGCGATCTCGGCTCGAGCGACTACGCGCAAGTGTCCCACGCCTACACGGGCCTCGGACTGCGGCCGCTGAGCCCCGTCCACATTCGCGGCAAGCGCTCGGCGGGCGATCTGACGCTGACCTGGGTCAGGCGCACGCGGATCGGCGGCGACGGCTGGGATGCGACCGAGGTGCCGCTCGCCGAGGACTCCGAGCGTTACGAGGTCGACATCCTCTCGGGCGCGACCGTCAAGCGAACGCTGACGTCGACCGAACCGTCCGTCGTCTACAGCGCGGCCCAGCAGACGGCCGATTTCGGCGCGGCGCAGTCGAGCGTCGCCATGCGCGTCTACCAGATGAGCGCGACGCGCGGGCGCGGCGCCCCGCGCGAAGCGGTCGTGTGATTTAGGGCGTCGATCGGGGTCAGACCCCCGAACCTCGATCCACAGACGTATCGTCAATGTTCGAGCCGGGGGTCCGACCCCGACACTCAGGAGCCCCGCCGTGGCCGACACCACTCATCTCGTGCTGCCCTACATCGAGGCGGCGCAGGCGCAGAAGCACGTCACCCACAACGAGGCACTGCGCACGCTCGACAGCGTCGTGCAGCTCGCCGTGCTTGACACGGACCTCGCGGCTCCACCGGCCTCACCCGTGGAGGGCGCACGCTACATCGTCGCAACATCGGCCAGCGGAGCCTGGGCCGGCCAAGCGGGGCGCATTGCGGCGTGGCAGGATGGGGCCTGGGCCTTCCACGTCCCGCGCGAAGGCTGGCTCGCCTGGGTCGCCGACGAGGACAAGCTCTACGTCCACGACGGCGCGGCGTGGGTGCTGTTCGCGGGCGGCGCATCGGTCAACCCAGCGCCACTCGTCGGCGTCAATACCACCGCTGACGCGACCAATCGGCTCGCCGTCAAATCGGACGCCGCGCTGTTCAGCCACGACGACGTGACGCCGGGCAGCGGCGACATGCGGGCCAAGATCAACAAGAGCGCGGCGGCCAGGACCGCCTCGCTGCTGTTCCAGGATGGGTTCTCCGGCCGCGCCGAGGTCGGCCTCACTGGCGATGACGATTTCCACTTCAAGGTCTCCGCCGACGGCGCGACCTTCAAGGAGGCGATCGTCCTCGACCGGGCGACCGGCAAGGCGAGCTTCCCGCAGATGCGCGTGCTCGAGGAGCACGCCGTCAACCTGCTCCAGGACAGCGGGCGGATGTGCGATGCGGGATCGTGGATCAGCGCGCAAGTAACCTCGTTCGTCGCGCCGGGCTACTTCGCGCTCATCAACGCCTCGACCCTCACCAGTCACGCCAAGTTCATCTTCAACAACTCGACCTATGGCGGCTCCGGCGCCGCCCTCGACAGCTTCGTCTCCGATCTCATCGCCAAGATCCGCGTCGCCGGCAACGGCGGCCCGCGCTGCTACAACGTCGAGTTCTACGTCGCCAAGCTGACCAAGGGCGCGGGCACCGCCGGCGCCAACGTGGCCGGCGGTGTGACCCGCTACGAGGCGCTCTACTCGCGCCAGTCGCCGCGCCTCGCCAACGCGAGCATGCACTGCTACCTGCGCGCCAAGACCGGCACCTTCCATGTGCGCAACACCGGCGGCGCGACAATGTTCCTCGACGGCGTCAGCCAGGGCTTCGGCAACCCGGCGATCATCGCGCCGGCCGACGGCTGGAAGGCGGTGCTGATCCAGGACACGCTCGACCCGTTCAACTCCTACGGCTACTCGCCGGCGCTGTTCGACATCTACCAGGCGGCGACCAATGACGAGGTGCTGATCGCCTGCCCGGCGCTGCTCGGCGGCATCACCCAGGTCGACAAGAACATCGGCGTCGTGCCGGCGCAGAACGTGTGGACGGTATGATCCCTGAGCAACCGGCGTGGATGGCGTTTGCCTGGCGCGAGCTCGGCCAGCGGGAGGCGCTCGGCGCGGCGACCAACCCGCGCATCCGCGCGCTCTATCTCGATGCCGGCCACCCGGAGGTCACCCACGACGAGGTTGCATGGTGTGCGGCCTTTGTCGGCGCCTGCCTGGAGCGGGCCCGGCTCACGAGCTCGCGCTCGCTGCTCGCGCGCTCCTACCTCGGGTGGGGGGAGCCGACCGACGGCGAAGCGCTCGGTTCCATCGCCGTGCTCCGTCGTGGGGTGGACGAAGGCGCGGGCCATGTCGGCTTTCTCGTCGGCACCGCCGGCGACCGCATCTACCTGCTCGGCGGCAACCAGGGCGACGCGGTGACGGTCGCAGCGTTCGACCGATCGGAGCTGCTGGCATTGCGCCGGCCGGGGGCTGCGCGTACTTCGGCGGGGCCGGAAGACGACGGCTTCGAGGCCGCACTCCGCCACGTCCTCGCGATGGAGGGCGGGTGGTGCGACGATCCCTACGATCCGGGCGGGCCGACCAACTTCGGAGTTACCCTCGCAACGTTCGCCGCACACCGCGGGGTTGCCCTCGATGCAGCCAACATTGCAGCGGTGAAAACGGCACTGCGCGTCATTGCACCGGACGAGGTGCGCACGATCTATCGCGATCGCTACTGGGTCACGTCGCGGTGCGGTGCGCTGCCGCCGGCACTCGCCGTCATGCATTTCGATGCTGCGGTCAATCACGGCGTCGGTGGTGCCGCGCGCATGTTGCAGCAGGCGCTCGGTGTCGCCATCGACGGCGAGATCGGCGACGAGACGCTCGCCGCCGCACGTGCCCTGGATCCCCTGGCGGCAGCCGATCGCTACGCCGACCTCCGCCGCGCGCGTTACCGCAGCCTCGGCCACTTCTGGCGGTTCGGCCGCGGCTGGCTCGCGCGCGTCGACAAGACGCAGGTGGCGGCGCGTGCCGCGCACCGCTCGAACACTCGTCGCAGCAAGGAGCCACAAATGACACCTGTTCAACCATTACCCTCGGCCCTGCCGGCGCCCAAGTGGTGGGGCCACTCGCTCACCATCTGGGGCGCGATCGTCACCACGCTCGCGACCGTGCTGCCGGCGCTCGGACCGGTCATCGGCATCGACATCTCGGGCGAGATGGTGCGCGAACTCGGCGACCAGCTGGCGCGCGCGGTTCAGGCGGTCGGCGGGCTCGTCGGCATCGCGATGACGGTCTACGGCCGGTTCCGCGCAACGCGCCCGCTCGAGCGTCGCGACGTGCAGATGCGGGTGTGA